AGGACGAACAATATTATTAACATATTTAGACAAAATCTTGTCTACAATAATATTTCCAGTACCCTCAATCATTCTTTTATCGTACTCAATTTTAAATTGATCAGTGCTGTAGTTTTTTACATATCTTTTATAATAATCCAACTTACCACATTTAATATCATTAATTAATAATTTTGTAGCATCTTGAATGTCAATAGGAACTACCTTATACCCTGTTTCTACTAAGAAAATATAATCTGTTCCGTTTGGAAATCCTACGCCAGCAGTTATAGTTTGTACATTTCCGCTATCTTCTGTATCAAATATTGCAAATGAATCCGAAGAAGCCACTGGTATTCTTGCTGGACGTCTTTCTGCTCTATTTAAAGAATCAGTTGCCTGTACTGGATCTTTTGTAATTGCAGTCTTATCTTTAGTAATTAAATAATTAAAGTCTCCCAATGCTGGTCCATCTGCGTCATCAACATCGTATACAAGTTCTGCATTTTCGTATGCCTTTAAGATTTTATGTGTTCTATCCCAAAGTGGAATATAGTCTGTCTCTTGTCCAACAACTTCAAGATATTTACGCTTATAATAAAAGCCATCAACTATTGTATCAATAATTGCTCTTGCTAAAGATTCATACTCTTTATATTTAGCAATATCCGTAGCAGATGTTTCATTATTTGCAATTGCCAATGCTGTTGGATCTACATATGGGCGCTCAATCTGCAAATTATCTTCAACAACAATATCGCCACGTTCTCCGTCAATATCTTCATATACGGTTACTGCGTAAGATTTATCATATTTTACAAAGTCACCATTTAGTTCATATGTAATGGTTCCTTCTGAAGAAGATGTTAATCCAGATTCTCCGCTAATAAATTCTTCAATTTCTGTCTGCTCTGGAACATCTTCAATAACAAGAATATAGTCTGCTGTTTCATCTGGAACTTTGTATGTTACAGAAAGTGGGTATGGTGGTAAACGAAGTACTATTGACATTAGTCTTTACGGTAATAAGATGCTACTTCTTCAGGTGATGCTATGCGTACCAGCCTGTGAGTTAGCCACTTTTCCGATGCCTCCTTTGATACTATGTTATACCCTACTTTTAATGCACCTAAGTTGTCCATGTGAAGATTTTTATCTGAATACAAGGCTACTTTATTTGTTATGTTTTCAGCCTTGTCTACCTCTTCTACACGCTCTTCTTTATTTTCTGGTGGAAACCAACTAGCAATAATTTCCAAAATTTCAAGTTTAGTGCTTGCTTCAAAAAGTTCTATATTATTTTTTTTAGCATATGACTTTAATGCTAGTACGCTTTTAGTTGATAGTTCTTCCATTGTTGTATTCATAATTCTCCTGTACTCATTTGTAATTATACCAGAATAACAATAAGGAGGACGGTTTTTATACCGCCCTCCCTAGTACGTGATTGTTATATTTTAGGAATCAGCGCTATCTGAGTCAACATAAGCGACTGCATCTAGTTCTTCCCATTGGATACCAAAGCGTACGAATACTGTGTATTCAATTGTGTCTTTCTTTGGCTTGTATTCACGGTTTACAGTGATGTCTCTCTGGAAGCCCCATACACGGTTCTGAGGGAATGTTAAATCAACATAACCTGCAGGATAGTAAGGAACCTCAAGAACATCTACACCAAGTACACGAGTTGTACGTGTATTACCTAGTGTCTGTGCTGTTCCATCAAGGAATTCTTGACGGTTTGCTTGAGTGCTACCAGTGCGATCAGAGAACGCTGCTGAGATAGCATCTGCTAATGTACCGTTGTTACGAACGATACCAGCAAAAGCATCAGTACCTGCGTAGAACTTAAGATTTGACTTAAGTGCACGGTATTTACGAGGCATTGCTAATAGCAAACCTTGCATTACTGATGTTGTAAAGTTGTTATCTGAAACTGTTGCAGCATATTCGTGTGCGTCGTTTCCGACTGTTCCACGAGTTTGCTTTACGAAACCTGCCATAATTGAAAGGAATGCGTCTGCGCCTGTTCCAAGACCGTTGATAGCAAGATCTTCAATATCGTTTGCGAAAGCATTGGTCATTAAGCGAACTAAATGATCTTCAAGTGCTCCACCTTCAATATTGTCTTCAAGTGCTTCAGTTGATACTTCCCAATCAAGACGAATCTTTTTAGTTGTAAGTTCTACCTTTGAGAATGTTGCACCGATGTTTGTATAATCTGGTGCGCCTTGAGCAGCAGCACGAATTACACGTTCACCAACGTTTACCTTCTCAATTTCCATGGTGTTTGCTCTCATGGTGACACGACGGCCATCTTTAGCGAGGACAGTTGCATCCCATACGTAGTCAATAAAACGACGTGCTTGCTCTGGTGCTAAAATACCACCTGCAACACCTGTTGGGTTTACTGCGTTTGCTCCAGTTGTTGAACCGAATGCTGCAGTAGCAGTGTTACCAAGTTGTGATCCTACAGACGCTGCTGCAGAGTCCAAACCTGTTGCACCACCAATACCACCAGAAACGAAACCGCCCTGAGAGTTAATCTCATTGCCTGCTCCGCCTGATCCTGGATAGTTTTTTTCTAGGTCTTTATTTTGTTCCGACATTATTTTTCACCTCCTAGTGATTTTACCTTAGTTAAATAGGTCGGTTGATGTGAGGAAACGACCGCCCCATAGGGATTTTTGAACCACTTGTGGTGATTCCTGTACGATCTCGCCTAGATCGCCAGACTTGCGGAAAGCAGTGTCTTGTTCTACAAGATCTACTCGCTTGCCAAACTCGTTAAAGTTATTCTTAATACCGTTAACATCTGATGTTACTGCATCAAGAGATTTTGTTACTGCTGTTACCTTCTCATTAAGAGATTTGATAGTTGCAGCAAGATCGCCAAAGGCATTAGTAAGAGAAGTATTAATTTCTGAAACTGCCTTGGCAACTTCTTCTTTAACATCTGCAATAGATTTTTCCACTACATTCTCTACTTCAACTGCTGCTTTTGCAGCAGAAGATTCTGCACCACCATCATCTGATTTAGCAACAGCAAGTTCTTCAACTGCTGGTGCCTCTTCAGCGACTGCAGGAGTTTCTGCTACTTCTGCAACAACCTCTGTTGTTACATCTGCTGCTACTTCTGCTGGCTGTGCCTCTGGAGCAATCTCTGCATTTTCAACTGCAGTTTCTACAACTGCTTCTGTTGATTCTGTCATTTGATTTACCTCCTTAGTAATCTTAATTGTATTAATGCCTTTAGCACTATCAACTAAGAATTTTATCATTTCTGCATTATCTTTATCATTCTTTTCTATAAAACCAATATTTTGCATTTTGTTTCCAGTTACTGGACTTGTTACTGAGTCAGAATCTGAAACCATAACAATACCGTTTTCTGAATCCCAAAATACGTTTTCAATTTCTGTTTTTGATAAATAACCATCCACAACGTTTTGTCCATTTACCTTTTCAATAGATAAAATATTTGCAAACTGGTTTGCTGGATTATCTACAAGAGATAACTCGTGTAGTTCATATGTTTTGATTACACGAATTGTTTTATCAATTTTTTCATCATAAGCATCATCCCAAGTCTTGATGTTTCCACCAATTGAAAATCCAGTGTACGTTCCATCTAAAACCTTTTCCCAGGCATCTTGTGCACCCTTAGAAACATAGGCAGATACATAAACTCCGCTATAAAATTTTTTGTCATTTGGATCAAAGTATTTGTCTTCTTTAAAAGAAACAATCTTTCCTACAGCGCTTGGCTGATGCATTTCACGAAGATTCCCACGGAAGTTTTTAAAAGCCTCTACGCTAGATTCTGTTGTGACTATGTCCCCTTGACGATCAACGTTGTCAAGCGTAGCAAAACCAGACACCATACGGCGTTCAACATCTACTTTTCCAATGGGCATTGAAAGGCGAACATTGTCACCTTTAGTTTCCCAATGAGCCTTGTTTATTAACATAACGTTATAATTATAGCACCGCTTTATATAGTTTTCTCAACTATTGAGACGATCTACCCTCACCTTGTGGATTACGACCAGCAATGGTAGTTGATGAATCAGAATTATTATTTGTTCTTTCTGAATCTCTTTGGCGAGTACCCGCTAAATTTGCTCTAGAGTCAGTTGCTTGTCTTGGCGACATAACAAAAGGGTCATCCCCATCTGCTCTTTGTGGCAAGTCTAATTTTTCACGAGCCTCATTTGGAGTCATAACCTGAGTCTTAACATAACGCTCAATAATCTGAGATTGAGCAATTTCATCAGTAAGGGTAAGTTCATTAAATTTAAGTTCAAGAATATCTGTTTTTTCCTTAATAATTTTATTAACTACCTTTTCAAGATGTTTTTGTGCTGGACGAGAGACCTGCTCCTTAAAAGTACGATCTTGTGAAAGTGCTGCTGCAATGCCTGAATCAGCACCGCCAAGTTTAGAAATTGGAACCTGATGTGCAATTAAAATATCATCACGGTTTTGTTTACGATACTCTTTAAATGATCCATCTTGGATACCATTTTCAATTGGCTCCATTTTAAACTCAACCTTATTGCCATCGCTATCTCCAGGAAGTGGGATGTAAAGAGTTCTATGGGATTGAGCCTTAAGGCCAGTCTGCAAAAATCTAAACATTTTATCTTCAGCATCGCCAGATAATTTTGCACCCTTTAGTGTCACTACATATCTTGGAACCGCTTTGTTTTCAAAGTAGTCAATATTATATTGAGATGCTAACTGGTCTCCAATTAAGGATGGCATTGCTGCAACAATATCTGGAATTCCATAAAATGTATTTAG